GGATGAAGAACCTTGGACCAAGTGGTATCAAGGGTGGCGTCTATGACATCACGGAACCCGCATCAGACGCAGCAAGGAGTGGGAAGGCTACGGCACAGCCTTGAAGCCTGCTTATGAACCCATCATTATTGCTCGCAAGCCAATTGAGAAGAAACTAACAATTGCTAAAAATGTTTTGAAGTATGGTGTTGGAACCATAAACATAGACGGATGTAGGGTGAGTGCCCCAGGTGAAGACTTCTCTAACATAAAGCCGAGACAAATTCAAAAACTTCATAGTTTCAACCACGATGAGAACTCCGTGACTTACAAGGAAGCAAAAGAAAAATTACAAAACATAGGTCGTTTCCCTGCTAATGTAGTGCTCTCACACCACCCAGATTGTAAGAAGGTTGGAGAGGCAAAAGAAAAGATTGCTAAAAATGTTTCTTTCAAAGACACAAAGCAAAGTGATGCTGGCTGGGGCACAAAGAAATGTAATACTGAAAATGTAGAACTCACCCGAGATGTCTATGAGTGTGTTGAAGACTGCGCCGTAAAGATGCTGGACGGGCAGAGTGGAATAACAAAAGGTTCAGGTAAAAGAACTATCACACAAGCAGGGATAGGTGGTGGTGTTCTTGGTAAGCACGATGGTAGAAAGAAAATGCCAACAGCCAAAGAAGGTTTGAAGACTGTTAGGAATTTGGGAGATAGTGGAGGAGCAAGCAGGTTCTTCAAGTGTGTTGGTGGGGGAGAGGACCTCATACCAGGATACGAGCCAATCATTATTGCGCGTAAGCCTTTGGAGAAGAAACTAACCGTGGCTAAAAATGTTTTGAAGCACGGCGTTGGAGCCATCAACATAGATGAGTGTAGGGTGGGCTATGAAAACGACAAGGCTGACCCAGCAACAAACCCACTTTACAGACACCAGAACGCGGACAAATACAAACAAGTCACAGACCACGGACAGAAGGTAGGTGCTAATGTTCCCTTCACCAACAGCCTAAATCCTCCAAAGGTAAAGGGTCGCTTCCCTGCTAATGTGATTTTATCACACCACCCAGACTGCGAGAAGGTTGGCGAGACAGAAGATACTTTTGCTTCTAATGACCCAGAAGCAGGGCACTACCAAACAGGTGAAACCTTTGTGGTAGGTGTTGGAAAGAATTACAAGCAGAAGAAATCAACTATCGTTAGAGAGGTTTATGATTGCGCTGATGACTGCCCGACAAAGATACTTGACGAGCAGAGTGGAATAAAGAAGGCAGGCAAAGAACTTATTACAAAGCACGGAAATCAGAAAATAGGTTTCCGTGAGGCTTATGTAAATGGCGAAGAGAATAAAATGGAAGGCGTTGTTACAAACTACCACGACGGTGGTGGAGCCAGTCGCTTCTTCAAGTGTGTTGAAGACTGCCCGACAAAGATACTGGACGAGCAGAGTGGAATAATCAAGGGCGGAAAGTCGGCCCCAAATAGGAAGCAAGGTTTTAAGAAGTCTTATGTGGGAGACAACATAGAAAGTTGTAAGATAACTACCTCTACCTCTTATGACGACACAGGTGGAGCCAGCAGGTACTTCAAGTGTGTTGATGGCTGCCCGTCAAAGACGCTGGACGAGCAGAGCGGCACCAAGAAGGGCTCGGGCAAGCAAAGCAAAGGAAGCGGTAGTGGAGGCATTTGGAAGTCATCTACGGGCAAACCAGCAGGAGACACTTATGGTGATAGTGGTGGAGCCAGCAGATTTTTTTATCATAGTAAAGTCTCCAAGAAAGAACGCAACCTTGGGTGTGGTGAGATGGACCCCAAAGACACAGCAGCAAAAGAGTTTCGTCCCAACCACGCAGTCAAAGCAGAAGCAGGAGAGGGAGGAAATCCTTATGGTAGATGGAAACCACAAAAGAACAACCACCCCACGGTCAAGCCAATAGCCCTGATGAGGTACTTGATAAAGATGTATTGTCCTCCCAAGGAGACGGTGCTTGACCCCTTCACAGGTTCAGGCTCAACAGGTATGGCTGCGATGTATGAAGGGAGAGACTTTATTGGTATTGAGAGAGAGGAAGAGTATTTAGTAATAGCAGAAGCCAGAATCAAATACGCAGAAGAAGATGCTGATTGACTTTGACAAAACATTTATAGGTAGAGAGTGTGACTTCCACAAGAATAATTACACTCTTGACTTGTACTTTGGACCCAGACGGACACCCTGTAAGAGAACAAGCCCTCGTGATTAATAAACTAAATAAACTTTTGGAGTAAAGATATGCCTATTACCTTATCGGGGATTAGCAACGATATCCTATCTACAACGATTTATGAAATCGCAGACGAGGTGAGTGAAACTCTTTTTGAGACCACGCCTTTTATGTCTGTCGCCCGCAAGTTGGGTAAGATCAAGTCGTTTAGTGGTGGATACAAGTTAGTCGTCCCCGTAGAAACAACCGAGAGCACAAATGTAACCGTGCTCGACTCGGGCTGGGAAGCCCTTGATATGTCCGTCAGCGATATGACGGCGCAAGCAGAATACGACTGGACAAGGGTAGCCATCCCTGTTATGATTAGTGGAAGAGAGGAAGCGGAGAACCGAGGCGAGCGAGCGATTATTGACCTTGCCGAGGCACGCTACAAAAATGCCTATGGTGCTCTCCTTCGCCAGATCAACTTACAGATCGTCCAGGACACCGGGTCCTTCGCGCAGTTGGGAACACTCAACGGCAACGACTCGGCTGGCTCTGGTGGTCGTAGCACAGGCTTCTTGGAAGACACCCTCCCGGAAGTAGAGGGCGGCACTCCCACGAATACGATGGGTGGTCTGTCCCGGACTGGTGTTCGCGGCTTACAGAACCAGTACCTTGATGGTGGTGGCTCCTTCGGTATTGCGGAGATGTTTGCTCTTGAAGCACGCGCCTCCACTCTAATGCCGGACGGCGGCGATGGTGGGCGCTTCCACCTAACACTCGCTTCTCCCAGCGGCTACACGGCTTATCGTAATGCGCTGTTTAGCAACGAGCGTTATGTTGATGCCAAGACCCTTGACGCTTCTGGTGTCTCTTCCTTGGCTTTCTCTTCCGGCGTGATAATGCCTGAAAGAAACCTTGTCCTTTCGGGAGCATCGGGCACGGAAATCAACTCTTTTATGATGCTGAACCTTGACGGTATCCAACTCGCCATCCACGACGACGCGGACTTTACCTTCACCGGGTTTGAAAACATCAGCGGCTATGATGGTAGATACGGCCGTATTCTTTTTATGGGAGGCCTAACCGCTTCTCATCTTGGGTCATCGGCGCTTTATGTCGATGCCGAATCGTAGGAGATAAAATTATGTCTAATACAGTACAGGCTCTTACAGCCAAGGACCGTTCCACAGGGACGAGTTCAGTTTCCGCAAGTGATCGTCGCACCATTATTGCTTTCAAAGCAGGTGCCGCTATTGCCGCCAAAAATGCCGTCGCTTTTGATTTGAGCGCTACTGGTGCCGATCGTGTAATCACCGTCGTAAATTCTGATAACGCCACCGCTTCAACGGCGCAGCCAATTGGGTTTTCCCTTGACGCAGCCACGGCTGCTGGTGATGTTGTCCGTGTTGTCGTCAAAGGTTATGTTGAAGGTGCTGCGGTTGATGACGCCGTATCCACCGCCGGCACGACGCTAAACTCTGGTGGTGACGCAGGACGCGCCATCGCGTATGGTGCGGCTAACGAGCAGGCACCTTTCGCGCAGGCGTTAGAGGCTGCTTCCGGCGACACCGCTGATGTCTGGGTCCTCGGGCTCTTCGCATAATGGCGTTATCAGTCACAAACCAATCCACTCCCCTCGGGTCGCGGATTGTTCAGGACACCAACGCTAACGCGACGGCAGCGGATAATACGACGGGCACTACCGGCTCGCTGTATTATGTTGAGATTGATAATACCGGTAATGCGGGTGCTGTGTATGCGAAGTTCGCAGACAGCACTAACGCAACAGGAGGCACCACAGCGGCAGACATTTGTTTGCTCGCTGATGGTTCCAAGACCACGAGGTATGTTTTCCCTAACGGAGTATCTTTTGGAACTGGATTTAGTCACTGGTGTGTAACCGCAGCGGCGGAATCTTCTGTCGCCAGTCCAGGCTCGGCAGTCACTTTGCGTTATGTAACATCATAGACAACCAGATGGAGTTGTCCGCCTCACCCTATNGATGCTTTGTGCTTTGTGCTTGGTAGGGTGGGGCGTCTTTCTTTCATNAGATAGACAAAACATTTATTAGTAGGAGAATAAGAATTGCCTAACCTTGCTCAAATAAGAGCGCGTATCAAAAACCAATTGAGTTACACGCCTATCCCAAGTCAGTCCCAGGGAGGTTATTTAGATGCTGTAATAAACGAAGCCTATGAAAGTATTTGGACCAGTCGTCCTTACACTTTCAACATCAAAGAAATTGAGAAGAGATACTGGGCTGACTTTACCAGCGCGGTGACCCTAACCTTCACACAAGGAAGCATCCTGGTTGAGGCATCAGCGCTTCTTCTTCCGGCAACCGAAAACCCTGTGGAGCGTTTTGTTGGAGGATACATCAAAGGACCAGATGAAATTTATTACAGAATAGAGAACCTCCTAATCAACACATCAACCAACAGGCATCGTCTTATTCTCGGCAAGGCCTATTTAGGATCCGACGCAGCCACTTCAACTGACTACACTATTATCCAAAGGTTTCATTATCTTCCCCAGGATACGATTGAGATTATGGATGTTAGTTTTCCTAACTTCCCTATCGCACACAGCAAGAGAGGAAAGGTCACCTCCATCCCCAGACGAACAGAGGTGAGAGTATCCTTCAACGAAGAGCAGAGCACCACCGCAAGACCCAGATGGTATTGCCCCTATTCCAAAGAACATTTAGATCTTGTCCCTAACTCACTATCATCGTTGGTAAATGCTGGCGTTGGTTTAGATGCTGGGACTTACAACTTTGGTGTCTCCGTTATTGATTGTACCGGAGCAGAAAGCGGGATGATAGACATAGCCACGGTTGAGACTGGAACCTGCGAGAGCATTACTTTGAGACTTGGAACTGGTATTAGAGTGGGGATCGCAGGTGCGACAGACGCAGGCAGCGCCTTCCAATACAAAGTCTATTACGCCTTACAGCGACCCAACCAGACCACCTACAAGTTCTTCCACATAGGCACCATCAATAGCCAAGACAGCGAGATGGTGACCTTTGATAATGATGCTCTCCGTGATGTGAAGGTCGGCAACAAGCAGGATGAGATTTGGGTTCAGTCATCAGGCTCAAAGAAAATTCAGTTCTTTCCAAGACCGGTGGGAATTGATAAAGGTTTAGCAGCACCATCAACAGGAGGGCTGCCGGCCGTCTCTTACTTCCATCTTCGGTATCTTTACAAACCTCTCCCTCTTGTGGATGATTATGATGTGCCTTCTCTACCCGAGGAGTTCCACCATCTAATAATTGATAGAGCCCTTGTTGAGATACACGCCAAATACGGCAACGATAATGCCTCACTCGTTAGTGAAAGAAAGTTCAACGACAGACTAAAAAAACTTGATGCTCGTTATGCGAGTGAAAGGGACATCTTGTTGGTGAGGTCCCAGTCTCAATCTTATGGAGGAAGGTTTAGGGGTATGGGATTCCCTTGGGTTCCAGTCGTCACATACACAGGATAAAGGAGGATAGTTATGGGAACTAAAACGAAAACAGAACAAACTATCTTCGCTACTGGTGTGAGCGAGAAGGTCTATACAGAAGGGGCAGAGGACATTTCCAATCTTCGCTATGACCCCGAGAGGTATTGCTGGACTAATGATAGAGGGTTTTTAGATTACTTTTACCCTGACGACCCAGACACAGCCACGATTACCACAGATGTTTATTCAATTTATTCCTATCAACAACACAAGACAGCCAAGTATTCCCTGCTCTACGAAGTCCTAAATACTATTTCAGGGAAGTTAGATTTGAAAGCAAGGTGCGGTCCAACCACCTATGTCTTACAGACTGGTCGTGCTATTCCAGGTCCCAACGACCCAGGCACCCAGTATGTTAGGATGGGTAAATGGTTATTCATCTTCAACGGAAAGGACGCACCCCTTCTCTACAAAGGCTCGGGTAATGTCCGTCCTGCTTTCTTTCATAACAGACCAGACGCACCCATCCCTGTCCCAGCACCCCGTCGTTTCTCTGCGAAGTTTGGAAACCCTGCCGACGGGGAAATGAAAACCTTTAAGGAACAAGGACAAGGTGCCCTTGGGATTATGCCGAGCGACCAATCATACGGAGCCTGTATCGGCCCTGACACCTACACAGACCCCGCCAGCGGTGGTGTGTTTAGCACGACCACACATAGCGCTGTTGAATACGCTGTGGCGTTCGTCAGCGACACAGGAGCAGAGGGTCCAATCTCTTCCCACTCCCCCGTGGTGTCCTGGGAAATGAGAGGAGGGATACAGGAATCAGCAGATCACGGAGCGGTCAAGTATCTTATTGGAGTGAAGAGTATTCCACTTGGCCCAGAAGGAACAACGAAGAGAAGACTTTACAGAACGGGAGATCAAAAGGACGGGAACCAAGGTGCTTCCAGGACCCTCTTTTATCTTGCCGACATAAACGATAACATAACAACAACTTATTTAGATTGTATTTCCCAGTCAGGTTTAGGAGCAAGGGCTCCATCAAGGAACGATAGTATCCCCTTCCCAACAGGCATCCAGGTTGCGACAACTTACAAAAACCATATGGTCTTCTCCGGGTCACCAGAGCATAGTGGTGTCCTGTGGTATTCCAAAGGCAATAACCCAGAGCAGGTCTCTTCCTTCGGCAAGGTAAATGTTGGAGGCACAAGAGGAGGAGCAATCACAGGGCTTTANNNNGCGAATAATGTTTGCTACATTTTCAGGGAAACCTCTATTGATGTGATGGTCGCAACAGACAACCTGAAACTTCCTTTCCGTGTGGAAAGTTTCATCACAACGATAGGCTCCACCTCGCCCAATAGTATTGTTGATTGTCCTGGAACAGGCATCGTCTTCCTCGGCACAGACAAGAGCATCTATGCCCTAACCCCTGGCGGATACTATGAAGGGCAGCAAGGAATAATTCGTTTGTCTTCAACAGAGAACGGAGACATTAGCGAGACGATAAAAAACATTAGTGCTCCTTCATTAGCAAGAGCAGTCGCAACCTACAATAGCAAGGACCAAGAGTATTGGCTTCAAGTTCCTCTCAACGGATCGGATGTCTGTACGAAAGGTTTAGTTTATCACACAAAGATACAAGCCTGGTCTTTTAGAAACAACATCCCAATCGGTTGCTTCACCCAGATCCCAGAAGGCTGGACTTGCTTTGGATCAAACGCAACCCAATCAAACCTACCTGT